ACGTGCGTGTGTATGTTTTGTTTATTTTATACTTTGTATATATTTGTTTTGTATAAAATAATAATAATAATAATAATAAAAAACAAATAAAAAGTTAATTTTAAATAAATTGATTACCGTTCCGTTGATACAACCGAACGACCATTATAACGAACCAATAAGATTTAAGTTTCCTTAAATAGTAGTTTTAAATTTAAACAATGTCATCAAACCCATCCACATGGCTAGGATTGCGCGGATACGCGATTTCTAAATCAGCGCTTGAAACGCCCGAGCTGATGCAGATACGTAAAGATTTGACAATGCAACCCAACGCTCCACAATCCCCCATAAAACCCGAACCGGTTTCAATCTATATCGAGACACCCGCCACCATATACGTTCCGCGCTATTACGGGATCGAAACGTACGGAGATCCAGAAGAGTCCCGCATCCACCAGGGATTGCCATGCCCTGGTCTCGCATTTAATGGAGAACTTAGAGACTACCAAACCGCGATTGTGAATAAGTATATCCATCACGTTCGCAACGGTGGCGGCGGTTGCCTTGATGTTGATCCGGGAAAAGGTAAGACGGTCATGGCTCTGAAAATAATGAGCGTGTTAAAGGTGAAAACACTTGTGATTGTGCACAAAACGTTTCTTATGAACCAGTGGCTTGAACGAATCCAGCAATTTCTTCCGGGTGCGCGTGTTGGGCGTATCCAAGGTCAAGAAATTGATGTCGAAGATAAAGACATTGTCATTGGAATGCTTCAGTCGCTGTCCATGAAAGATTACGACGATGCAATATTTGCCGATTTTGGATTTTCCGTGTTTGACGAGTGTCACCACATGAGCGCCGAAGTGTTTTGCAGATGTATGATGAAAGTGACGACGCGGTATACGCTAGGGCTTTCAGGCACCATGACTCGCAAAGACGGACTCACGAAAGTATTCATCATGTTCCTCGGTGAAATCGTGCACAAGGAAAAGTCCACGATGGACGCCGATGTAGTTGTCAAAAGTATTCAAATATACATTCCTGACGACGAGTTCAATGAACTTGAGACAGATTATCGAGGAAATCCCAAATTCAGTACCATGATAACCAAACTGTGCAACTGCGCACCTAGAAGCGAGTTCATTCTCAGTGTACTTGAAAACGAATTACGCACCAATCCCGACCAGCAAGTCATGATTTTAGCGCATAATAAGTCACTACTGGCGTATCTGTATGATGCGATTGCGGATCGCGATATTGCAGGGTGCGGAACAAGTGTTGGATACTATTTGGGTGGAATGAAAGACGCCGACTTGAAGGCGAGCGAGAAGAAAAAAGTAATTATCGCAACGTATGCCATGGCATCGGAGGGGCTGGATATTCCCACATTGACTACACTTATTATGGCCACACCCAAAACCGACGTGTGCCAGTCAGTGGGACGCATCCTTCGAACAAAGCATACCCATCCGCTAGTGATCGACTTTGTGGACCATCATGATATTTTCAAGTCGCAGTGGATGAAACGCCAGTCGTATTACGTGAAACAAGGGTACCATATTATGTATACTACAAACACAAAATATGGCAAAAATATTTGGAAGGTACGAGAAAAGCCAGCAACAAAGGCTGTAGCCGCAGCATCATCTCTACCAGTTGCGGCCGCAGCGACAATACCGGCAAAATCGACCTTCTCATTTGCACCTCGAAAGAAACCCGCGTCAGTTGCATCTTTAATGAAAATGACCCTTACTACAACAAGTACAACAAGTAAAGGTACAAATGCAAATACAAATGCAACAAGTACCAATACAGTTTGCGGGATTCAGTTATAAATAGTAATAAATAATATTAATATGGCATATCCTTGAGCTGAACACGGGTTGAATTTTCAAATACGCTTTTTGCAATGTTCATGGTGTTTGGATTATGCGCTGCAAAATGTTCCGTGCTATTGGAATTAATGTATGGGTGTGGTAACAGTACCGGCTTATATTCGACCGTGGTTTTATACAAGTCACTTTCAGATGAGGGAACGTAAACCGCTTGAGATCCACGCTGAAGCGCAAACCATTGGTTTCTCAACGTCGACTCCACATTTACCTTGGATGCGTATCCGTTATATGGAGCGTTACGAGTACCTGGATAAAATACTTCAGGGGACTGTGGCTGAAAAACTGGCTTAACCCGAATGGTTTCCACGCACGGCTTATATTGATCATAAATTGGCATAACCGTGTATTTGCTTGCTACCGGACGCATACCAAACATGGGCTGGATGTCATGCGACGGCATATTTCTTGCAAACATTTTATTACTTAATTCATCTACTCGTTCGCCGGTTGCAACATAAACCCCGTCCACCACGCCATGGAGTGGTGCATACGCGTCATTCAGGTTGCCTTGCGTTGGTTCTTGTAGCTGTTGTTGTGGCTGTTGTTGTGGTTGTTGTTGTGGTTGCCTGGAATTATTTGAGGTTGCCATAGTTGGTTATATATACTATAATGTTATAATGTTAAATACTTATTTTATTTGTAAGGGCTAAAGTTAAAAGTTAAAATAGTGAATAAAATTGATTTTTTTTTACGGTGGTTTCAAATTTAGTACCAGTAGATTCAAAGATTCAAGGTTCATCCAATAAACATGGCAGCAGCAGCAGCAACTAGTCTTACTGGAAAACGCGTGACAATTCAAACGGCAGATCCTGATTCAATACAATGCACTGGAACGGTGCAAGAGGTGGTCCAGCTAAATGGGAATGTTACAATTCTCCTGCGCGGCGAGGATACATTCAAGCTGATTGATGTGAAAAATATAGTGACCATTCAGGAACTTCAGGAACTTCAGGAACTTCAGGAACTTGATTCAGAAGCCAGCGTCCAAGCTGACGCCGAAAATCCGCCGGAACACCAATGTGCAATTTGCTTGGAATCAATTGATATGATGCAAAATGCGGTATCGACTGGATGCATGCACCAGTTCCATTTTACCTGTCTTGTTCAAAACATGTCGGTGTCATCATCTTCTACACGGAACCAGTGCCCACTCTGTAGAAGCGCCATCATGCAGGATCACACCGTCTATCGAACCGATGACGCGGAACAACAGTTATTCGAAAACGCGGTACGGTCCAACTACCACTTCCGGAATGAAGTTGATATTGCTAGACGCATTCGAGGTGAACTCAGACATCAACTTCACCAGGTAAATATCTTGCGCAATCGGATCAATCGCATGCGCAGAGTGGCACGTCAAGACGCGCTTGCATTGCTAGACCAGGCTGCACTAAGTTCAAACTTGTATACCCGAATTACGGGTCTCGTCAATAGCGCCGCGAACAATGACATTCGTGAAAATTATCACGATATGCACGAGATATTTGAAGAAGAGATTCGCAACGTATGTTTCGACTTTGCATTCATGGCTGTAGAGACAAGTGCAATGCAAGGCGCTGAAAATGAATTCGGTTCTGATTCTGAAAATGAATCTGGCGCTGAAAATGAAATTGAAAACGTTCGCAATCCAGTAATCATTATAGATTAATATTATAAACGGTATGTAATGTAACAATGTGTATTGTGTAACTAACACTTTTTTATTTGATGAATGAATAACACTTTATTAAAGTATATTAAACATAACTAACTGTGTAATATATCATATACCATAATCATATATTATAGAATGTGTGGCATTTTTTATTATCAGTTGTGCAGTCATGGCTCTCTATCCCGCACAAATTCAAAACGCATTTCAACTGAGAAAGCCAAACTTCTTTTCGGCGATTTTGCAAAAATTCAGCATCGTGGGCCTGATAACAGCCAGTTTCAAAAATATATATCCCCGTCTGGAAACACATCTTGTATTTTCGGGTTTCATCGACTCGCAATTAACGGGGTGGGGCCCGATGGAAACCAGCCGTTTGTTCTAGGGCAATGTCGGCTGATTTGCAACGGCGAAATTTATAACTTCAAACAGCTTATTACCGATTATGGTCTAGAAGATGTATGCAAGAGCGAGTCAGACTGTGAAGTTATACTGCATCTGTACAAGCGTATCGGGATTGAGGCCATGTTAAACGCCCTCGACGGAGTATTCGCATTGGTTCTGTATGACGGTGATCGGGATAAAACGTACATTGCACGCGACCCGTTCGGTGTCAGGTCATTGTTCATTGGGACTGAAATAAATATCAGAGGTACCGGTTCATTAACCCCGGGGCAGTTTTCCGTCGCGAGTGAAATGAAAGCGCTTTCACATTGTGCACCAAGCCACGTTGCTCAATTTCCATCGGGGTGCTATTTTGAATACGATAATACTGTATGCAGGGGACACTACTTCCCGTATTACAAGTACGTTTCACTTGACATGGTAAACCTCGTGAATGTAAAAACCACCATGACATTTCGATGCGACTCCGATACTTCTTCTTCTTCTTCTTCTTTAAACCCGTCGGAAAACGTAGAAAAATTATCCCTTCCGTATTTGCGCGAACTTCTTGTAAGCGCGGTAACCAAACGTCTCATGAGCAACCGCCCAATCGGGGCACTTTTATCCGGGGGGCTAGACAGTTCGCTCGTTACCGCGATTCTCTGTCGTCTCACGAATGCGAAGAAGAAGAAGGGAACCACGCAATTGAACACATATAGCATCGGATTGGCCGGATCGGTCGATTTGTTTTGGGCGAAACGCGTTGCTGAATTTTTAGGTACGAATCATCATGAAGTCTGTGTTACCGAAGCCGAGTTTTTAGACGCAATTGAAGAAACCATTGCTCAGGTTGAAAGTTATGATACCACCACCATTCGCGCCTCGGTAGGCAACTATTTGGTATCCAAGTATATATCGAAAATGACCGACGATGTTGTAATTTACTGCGGGGATATGTCGGATGAAATCTTCGGTTCATATCGAGGGTTTTGCAATGCCAAAACCGACTGCGAGTTTGAAGTCGCGAACGAGACTATGGTAAGCGATGTTCGGTTTTTCGACTTGCTTCGATCGGATAAGAGTATAAGCGGATGCGGTCTAGAAGCGCGCGTCCCGTTCGCGGATAAAAAATTTGTAGAATATGTCATGCGTGTAGACCCGAAACATAAGCGATTCAATACGGGGTCATATATCGAAAAATCCATTCTTCGATGCGCTTTCGATGCACTAGATGAGACACAAGCAATCCTCCCGTCCGAAGTGCTGTGGCGTAAAAAAGAAGCATTCAGTGACGGCGTAAGTCCGCAACCGCTTGACGTTTCGCCGATGGCGTCGCCCGTTATTGCTGCTGCTGCTGCTTCTGCTACTGTAGCCCAAACCCAAGCCAAAGTTAGAACGTGGATCGATATGATCCGAGATTACGTTGATGCACACGTAAGTGACGAAGAATATGCCATAGAACGCACCAAGATCGTGCATAATACACCATACGATAAAGAAAGTTATTACTATCGTAAAGTGTTCGACCGATTGTATCCTGGACGAGAAACGGTGATTCCGTATTTCTGGAGACAGCCATTTTGCGTAGAACTCGATCCATCGGCTCGTTTATTGAACATTGGATCCGGGTCCGGGTCTGGAAATGGCATAAACACTGCAAATGTCATTAATGTGTAACCACCGGGTTAGCCAGTAGCCCTTTATTGGAGAGCTCGTCTGCGCGAGAGTTGTCTTTTCGGTAGACGTGCCTGAACTCAATCCATTTGAACTGGGCTGCAAGATCTTTTGCGGCCTGGTGATAATGGCGTATATTTTCAGATTTGACCGCGTATTGTCCATTCATTTGTTTTATAATGAGTTCGCTATCACCTCGAACGAGTAAGCGGGATATATTACGCCGGCGAGCTTCGTGCAGGCCCATGATGAGACCCGTATACTCTGCGACATTATTTGTTTCCTTGTCGCCTACATACTTGGCATCCGCCCATATTTCTCGAGAACCTTCATACAGTACAGCACCTGCTCCAGCTCTACCGGGATTTCCCTTGCTGCATCCGTCAAATTCAAGTTTATACGTTTCAGCCGTTTGAAGGGGTGTTGTTGTCGATGCGGATGCGGATGCGGATGCGGATGCGGACGCTGTTGCCGGATTTTTAAACATGGCAAATGGATTGTTTACAGACGCGGGAAGAGACATTGAGTTGGCATTGGCGTTGGCGTTGGCGTTGGCACTTGGTTCGTTGTTCATATCATGTGCCCAGGGAACCAAAGGTTCCCCGTTTACGAGGAGGGGGTTTAAGCACTGCGTAGTGGGTGCTTGATGCCCCCCTGCAGCTGCACCATTTGCTTCTGTGTCGGATCGATACGCGCGTTCATATCCTACAAAAGGCGTCTTGCTTACAATCGGTTTCCGGTTATTCGTTCGCGGTACAAAGAAATTGGACATATAATGTTTGCGTTTAGATAAAGGAATTGTATTTAGTGCACGTTTCATATTCAATTATCAATTATCAATCAATCAATAAATAAATAAATAAACAATTTTATTTTTGACCATTTATTTATTTATATTTATTTATATGCTTAATATAACTAACCAATACAAACAATAGTAAGTAAATAAAAGGGAATGAAACAAAAACAAGGTAACAAAATAACGCGAAAACGTGCGAACGCGAAAACGCGTCGTAATAGACCCCCTAGAACATTTAAAAAACGGGACTACCAAAGCGGGGATGGGATGTTAACTACCGTATGGGGGCCTGGGATGTGGCATTTTTTGCACACGATGAGTTTCAATTATCCGGTACATCCTACCAAAAGCCAAAAGTCTCAGTACCGAAATTTCATCCTCAACCTTCAACACGTTCTACCGTGCAAACACTGTCGCGACAACCTGACCAAAAATTTCAAAACGTTCCCTTTACGAATGTGCGATATGGAAAATCGAGACGCGTTTTCAAAATACGTGTACCGGCTTCATGAGATTGTTAATAAAATGCTCGGAAAGTCGAGTAACTTGACGTACTGTGATGTACGCGAACGGTACGAACATTTTAGGTCAAGGTGTACGCTGAACGACGATACGAAAAAGGTATTCAACTTTAATGTTTTTGCAAATAATCAAAAGGAACAAGATGAAAAAGAAAAGGAAAAAGAAAAAGTAAAAGAGAAAGGATGTACTGAACCGCTTTACGGAGAGAAATCAAAATGTGTTTTAAAAATCATTCCAGAAAATGAACGCGGGCCCACGTTCACGATTGACAACAAGTGTGTAAAACGACGGAAGGACCGCCAATAACGAATAACGAATAACGAATAATGAATATAGTATAACAATGTGAACTAGTTTTAAACATTATAAATTATTTATTGATAAACTATAATGTAAGTATATAGGATATCAATTTATAAATATGTCTACAACAAGAAAAGCGCCATCAAAAAGTGCTACATTATTTGAAAATGGTACAGTTAAGAAAGGCAATGATGGTAATAAATGGGTAATTGTAACAAACAAGCGAGGTATTCGCAGATGGCAAAAGATGACGGGTAGTAAAGGTAATGTCACGAAAACCATTAAACATAAACATCATCGTACGCATAAAAAAAAGTCGAAGCGTGTATTAGAAATGGAAGTAGATCCCAACACAGTATGGGGTAAAAATAAACCATTAGAAGAACTTTGGGAAAGCTTAGCCGACGGCAAAAAAGTGGTACTGATTGAGAAAGGTGGTAAGCATACAATATTTGATATGCCTACAGGAAAAATGACTATCCGAAAAATGTATAATACGTTTGATGATGATCCGAATATCGTTGCGGTATTATCTGCTCCTTTATCTCAGGATGCATATGAAGTGTATTTGTATCCAAAAGCGGGAGATAAATCGGTAGAGTATGTTATAAAAAATTATAAGAAATATTTTAAATCAGCGGGCCCCATGCCGAAAGATCTTATCGAAAAGGGTATACCAGCACAAAGAAAGGTATTATTTCCTGCTGCTTGATGTGAGTGATTATAATATAAAAATAACTCAGTATTCATATTATATTATATTACAACAACCAACAAACAACAAACATTTTTAAAATGTTTAAAGATATGCAAAAATTTGGCTCAGAGCACAATTGTCGCTTACTCTATGATCCGACGCTCTTAGTCGTTTATAAAATCAAACGCAATAATCACAGTGAAACGTGCATACATTTTATTTATAATAATTAAAAATTTATTTCTGTAGTTTCCAGGCGTACACGCCCTTTGCATTGGCAACTGAGACGTATATTTTACCGTCATTTCCTGGAAGTGTCATCCCGGGGCAATCCGTTGCAGAATATGGCGGACTCGGCCTTTCCAGATACTTCTTTTGCGTTTGTTTAATACATTTTGGGTTAGCGCTAGCGACGGCTGCTGCTGCTGCTGCTGCTGCCACTACAGGAGATGGCGCCCTTTTAACCGGTGACGCAGCCTTTTTAACCGGGGATGGAGTTTTTTGTTTAGCGGTCGCCATCCAGTCGTCATCGTCCTCGGGCGGTATCGCGCGTCTCTTTAATTCTTCCACATCCTCTGCTTCCGTAGTCGCATCAAAATAACAGCCTTGAATATCCTTCTTCGGGTCGCTTATATCCGAGCCGGTAAGGACCGCGTCGGAGAAACTGCACCTGTTTACTTTTTCAGGGAATTTCGCACCAGTTAAAATACAACCATTAAAATGATTTCCGCAGTCTTCATCAATTGCACAACCTTCAAAGTCGTCATGTCTGTTTGAGTCAAAATCGCAACCCCTGAAATCAGCATTTGTAAAATTTGATAACTGAAATCTGCATTCTCTTATTACGGTCGAGGTTGATACATGTTTTCTTACAATAGGATTAGGAGTAAACTTGCATCCGCTAAAATTAGCATTTTCTGACTGACAATCACCAAAATCGCAGAATTCAAAAGTGGTTCCACTATAATTTGAATTACCAAACTGGAAATTATCGAACCGGGTATTTTTAATAGTTGAATTCACACATATTAATGGTTTTACCTGGATACCCGCGTTATAAGCACGAGGTACCCCAACCTGACAATATGTAAACTCGGCATCTATGATTTTTGCACCACTAAAATTGGCTCCATCTAATTGACATGCGCTAAATTTTGTATGAGTAAGATCTGCATTTTGAAATTTCGCGTTTTTGAGATTGCATGCAAAAAAGAAGACATTCGTTAGATCCATACCGCTGAAATCAGCACCTTCCAGGTTCATTTCTCTAAACCTTTTATTTTCTGGTATTTCTATAGGACTAGTACTAGGACTAGGGCTGGGGCTCTTTGACTTGGACTTGAC